GTCAACGTAAAAATCACGCTGAAATGCATATATGTGATAATAAGTATGCTGTGGTAAAGGTGATTGTGCGTCAGCTTCCATCATTTCAACTGATTTAAACGGATAAACAGCGAATTGATGCGGGTGATCAAAACAGTTTCTATAATTTTTCCGGCATCTTATCTCCCAATCGCCCGATATTTGCTCAGGATAATGTTCTGTTGTATCTTGGAACGCTGGCAATACCGTCCATTCATTCTCTGCACCGCTGATTTTAACCAAATCACCAACACGGTATTTAGATAAATCATCGTAGCCTTCTATAAATATCGACTGATACTCTAAATGTGTGCTAGGGATAGCTGTAGATGTCAGTGCGTGAAGTGTATGACCAGAACTAGTTACTTCTGTCGAGTTATACCAGCATTTTGTTATTTCCGGTGCTATGCCGTTATGCGATAAATCTGCTGATGGCTCACATACTTCGCACTGTATGCCCTGTAATACTGATAATGGAGTAGCACCGACATATATATTTGATAAATCGTGCTGAAAATATCCGATACCTTGCGACAGAATGAGGTCTAAATAGTATTCATTATCACGGTAAAATCCGTGTGCATCTGCTAAATAATCAGGAAACTTTTTAAATAAGCCAAATTGTTCAGGAATGACATCACCTAACTTGATTTTATTGCCTTGAGCGTTTACATCGTATATTGAACGTGATTCACCACTTTTATCTGTTCCGGTCTTGCTGTTCAAATTGTGCATCATACGCATGGTATATAAGAAAGTAGCTACCATGGCAATAATCACAAAGGCGAACATTACAACAGTTCCCTCCGGCTCTAAAATAAATTTTACTTCATGATTTTTTTCTTCAGTTAAATAAAATTTTTTCCATTCATCGAAAGGAACGACGGAACCATCGACAATTACGGTTACTGATTTTTCAGTGATGTTTGGAGTTTGTGCAAGTTCAGAAACTAAATCATAAATGCTTATATTTGATTTAATATCTGTAAATTCTTCTTCAATTATGAAATCTAAATCGTGTCTAGGTGCGACTATTATATGTAATTTCATAAAATCTCAAACTCCATAAATTATAAATTCTTTTAATTGTGCCAATGGATTGCATCACAGCACCATTCTTATTTATATGCAGAATTTTTTTGTCGATAACAATTCCACAATGCGCTAAAAAATTATTTTTAGTGTAAAATCCGCATAAATAAATTTTATCACGATTCAGATTTTTTTCTGTGACTTCTGCATATTTTACAATTTTTTTAAAATTTTCTTCGCCTTCCGGTGCTTGGGATATATCCGTTATGCTCTGCTCCAATGGCAGATTAATTTTTAACTCATTTTTAAAAAATTCCAAGACTAAACCGTAACAGTCCACATCTGGCAGAGTTCTACCACCTTGTTTATATCGTGCCAGGAGATATTTATCTATGTTAATTTGACACATAGATTATCCCCGGTGCATTTTCTGCCGTGTAGCGTTTCTGTGGGAACTCGGTATTTACTAAATCTGCAAAACTTGCGGTAAAGTTTGCAGCGGAACCACTGAAATTTACAGAATTTATAACCATTTCAATTTCAAATTCTTTCTGTAGCGTTGTCGGGTGCCATTGTGCAAGTGTGACAAAGTTCAAATTTTTATGGTCATTCCGTGTAATGCGTGAAAGATACTGCAAAATCTCACGGTTTACATCACCGATGGAGAATGTTAAATCCTGAAAAGTATTATCGGACCTTTCAGGCAGTGCCGCACTGAAACAGCTTGCAGTGTAAATCTCACCGTCTAAAGTTATATCATTTTGTGACAGTGCATAACGTAAAATTTTATTTTCAACTGAAGAACCTTGCCAAGGTTGACCGTTGTATTTATAGCCTAAAGTTAAATTGAATGTGAGTGTTGTAATGGGGAATTTATCGCCGCTTGCCCACAATGCTTTGAGTGTTTGAAGTGCCATACATTATTCCCTCACGTCTAAAGTGAAACTTACTTTATACACAAAATTTGAAGTATTACGGAACTGCAAATCTTTTTTAATTTGGCCGTTTTTAATGCGTACAGTTCTTGTATTAACACTGTCAGAATTATCTAGCGGTAAATTCATAGTGAACCAATCCGAGCCATAATTCAGATTTTTATAAAAGTTCCAAAAATCAACCCACTGCGCACCTGTAAGCATAAGAACACATGAAACAGAAAAATCACTTGCGTTGTATGGCATAGTTCTTTGTCTAGCACTGCCATCTGTGAAAGTAGTTCTTATCAGTGCCGGTTTATAATCAGCACTGTATGATTCTTGCAGTGGTTGCGGTAATGTGTTTGGATAACTCAATATACTCATTTAATACCCCACTCTTTTAAGGCCGTAAGTTGATTCTAGTACACTAGCAGTATCACCGCCGGACCTAATATTTGCAACGAAAATATCAATCATCTGTTGATCATCACGTTCAGATTGTTGAACCGTTCCGGCTTTTTCTCTATCTTCAATCAGATTAACTGTAATGGCATTTTGTCGTAACATTTCAGCTGTATCTTTTCTTCCGGTAACTGTTGCCGGACCCTTTATAAGTTCCGGTCCAATTTCACCAACAAGACCAACCGCACCGCTAGGGATATATCCGCCTTTGTCGTATGCTCCGCTATAATTAATTGATTTAATTTGTCCGACTAAAGCCAAACCTTGCGCCAGAACTCCGGCCCATGCAATTAAATTCTGTGGATATGGAGCCGCCATCGCGTTTGCAGCACCTTGATAAATTGACAGTATGGAACTTGCCACGGCAAAACTTTTCTGTAATGCGAACAGTGTTCTATACATACCGCTATTTTTTTCAAAACCTTGTGCAATATTGCCAATATAACCACCTATGGCACTGCTTGCTTGTGCATAAACTCCGGTTATCTGTGTAGCGGTCAATTTTGACTTTTCAAAATTTCCGGTTAATACGTTATCCCAAGTTAAACCATACTTTTGAAGTTTATCAGTGAAAGCATCTAATGGTGTAGACTCTGACCAATCTCTCTCAGTTTCACGAAGTCTATCAATCTGCTCTTTTCTTTTCTCTGCTTCACGCTCATAGTGTTCATTGTATAACTCTGACAGTTTATCGAGGTGCAGTTGTGTGAGTTCTGTTTCTGTGGCTCTGTACTGCTCTTGCGTGATTGCACTCTGCTCCAATGCTGTTTTTAAAACAGTCATTCTATTAGCGTATGTGCTGTTCTCTTGCTCTATTGCGTCTAAAGCATTAAACTTTAACCGCTGAATTTCTGCGTTTAAATTTTCATAGGCTTTTCTAGCCTTGTCAGTTTCTTCTGCCAGCTTTCTTGCGGCAGAACTTGCGGCGGTACTTCCAGAAGTGCCGGCTCCTGACGCTTTGAAAATATCGTTATAATTTAATGATTTTGTTTTTAAAGAATTTTGTAAATTTATTCTTGTCTGAATTAAATCGTTGTAAGCTTTTTTACGCTCTTCATTGTTCTTTTTCTCAATATCTGCTAACTGTTTCTGAAAAGCGTCTTCTGATGCAAGTTCCGTATTTTTCATCTGTTTATTTGCATCTGTTACACGCTTTCTTTCTGTCATATAATAGTCTAGCAGTGGATGGCCTTTTGGCAGTTGCAGAATTGCAGAAAGGTCAACTTTACCGCTTCTCTTTACCAGCGCAGTATTTTCTAGTCCCAATTCCTTAATTTTAGCCAGCATTTTCACGGATAAATCGGCACGATTCATAACCTCGTATGTAGTGCCGTGAACAGTTTGCGCTATGATAGATCCGGCCCTTTCAGCGTATGCTTGTAGCTGTTTGTACCATGTATCTAATTGTGCTGTTATATCTCCAAGTCCCAGGCGAACAAAGTCAAACCACCCCTCGAAGTATCCTATTTCAGCTTTACAAGTTTTTTCTCCAGCATCAGATAAATTTGAGAAAAAATCTGAAAAAGGTTGCCATAAATTTGATAGACCATTGGCAATAGTGGAAAATGCGCCCTTGAAGGCTCTGACAATTCCACCTAGCGCTTGCTGTACTTCTGCGGATTTCAGCCATGCTGTAAAGCTGTCTAATGCTCTTGACGCTGTATAGATACTGTCTGCAATCTCTCTACCTACATCTCCGGTTGCGATGGCAGTCCACATATCCGACCATGCAT